TTCTCCCAAACGCTAATGAAATGGTGTTCCCATTCCTCGTATTCCATTTTTTTGGAAGGCGAATCGTTCTGGAAAATAAACCGACAGGCGTGAAGTAGCTCATGAAAGACTGTGACTCTCTTTTTGCTCTCTCCAAGCTCTCGGTCAATGACGATAATGTTTCGGGAATCTTGTGTGTAACCTGCACTTGAATCGGCGAGTAGTGGGTCATCTTTTTGGGTGAGTTGAACGATGCGGTATTGCTGGAATCCAATTTTGACAACATCAGGACACCTTGACATTCTGAATTTCCTCTAGTGCTTCTCTAAGGTCGGACAGGTAGATGTAGTCACCATGCTGGTTACCTGTGTGGTGTAAGTCTATGGCTTTCCAAAAGACTTCAGCTTCTAGCCTTCTGCCTTCTCTTATCCCTGCCTCATAGGCTGCCATGCAAACCCTATGGATGGTTTCTTGTAGCTTGCTATTTGTCATTTTCTGCCCCTGTCTTTAGTAAAAGTATTGCTATAAGTAAAGTGTTGACCACTGACAATATGAGGATGTATTCAAGCATCTTCGCCTACCTCATCTGCTACCTGACGGATTGGTTCTAGTGGAACATTTATCCCATGCGCCCGCTCGTTCTTCAAGTGTGTCTCTAGGCTCTTGATTTTCTCCAGCCTGAATCCACCCCACCTGCGGTCATCCGTCTCAACAATTGGTGCTGAGGTCAGCCCTAGTTCAAGGAATCTGTCAACAGCCTTCGGTGACTTATCAAGTCGGCGTGTCTTGTAGATGATGCCTCTGCGGTCGAACTCACGCTTTGTGGTTTCGCATTGAACGCAGTTTGGCTTGGTCCATAGGGTGATGGTCATCACAGGTGCGCCCCTGTCCTCAAAGCAATCTCTTTGCGCTCGTCTTTGATGATGTCAAGGCACTTGTCATAGCCCTTGCGCTCGACCTTGGTCATCTTTACCCGGTCAGCCATGAGCTGAGTTCTCATTGACAGCCAAGTGGTTGCGTATTGTGCGCCTTCCTGAATGCCATGACGAAAAGCCTCGTCAAGTTCGTATTCAAACAGTCTGTCTGCAATCCAAAACTTGATGTCTCTCCAAGTTGCTCTCATGCGTTTTCTCCCATCAGTTCTTTAGCAGCCCAACGCAATGCGTCAGCTAGTGCAGGGTTGCCTTTGTTGTGTGCGTGGTTAGAAAGCTCCTCAAGAGCTTCGATGCAGGATTCAAATCCTCTGCTGAATTGAGCCATGCCGTAGAGGTCAATCTGGCGATCAACATGGTTTCTAAATTCTTCAACTGTCATTTCTTTTCCCCTGTGTCGTAGTTGTCCTCAGAGAAGTTAGCTCCGAAGTGTGCCATAAGTGCGGCGATGAAAAACGGAACGCAGAAAGCAAGTCCTAATAAGTCCATTGGTTGTCCCTTCCGGGGTGAGGGCCTAAGCCCCCACCCTTTCTAGCTCTTTGCGAGCCTCTAGGACTAGGTCGCAGTAGTAAAAAATCGCTGCTTTGGAGTGTGCTTGCTCAGCCTGTAGTCTCTGCCACTCTTTGATGTTGGCCTTGAGCTGTGCGATGTAGTCCTCTTTGCTAACTAGGTTGAATGCTAGGACTGTGTCTAGGTTGATTCTGTTGGTGTCCATCTGGGGTTCCTTTCTCTCTCTTGCCCTGATAGTTACAAGTTACTCCGAGTCAGTGGCAGATGGAAGCCCAAAGCCTGTGTCGTTATCTAATCGTTATAAATGCCGTTATAAAGGCAAAACCCTGATAATTGCGCCTGTTTCTCGGTCATCGTTATAGAACTTGCGGGCTGCAATCTCGACAACTTGGGAGTCATCGCCCCAAATGAGGCCTGATTGCCCTATGCCATCGAGACAGCTTCTGAGGAGCTTATCGGGCGGTCAGAGATCGGGCGGCACTATTGGCAACGCCCGATCTTTTATCCTCACAGTCTTAGGTCGCTCTAAAAAGAAATCCACCTCGACCCGAATAGGACCGAGATGGATGTTCTGGTTGGTGAATGGTTGACAAGCATCTTCAATAGCGGCTCGCCATTTTTTTAGGTTAGCTGATTGAGCCTCGACAATCCTGCCGTTGAATACACGCTTAGACCCTTGAGGGGTCGGTCTGCCGTAAACATGAAGTTCAATCACCCCTCTAGTTTAGAAGGGCATTTCCGATCTGGTGATGGTCGGGTTGTTGATATTGATTGCAGCGACTTGCTTTGGGACATTGTCTCGACCTGTGAAGCTCTCAATCTTGACTGACAGATCACCTGAAACCTCTAGGGTTTCCCCTTCTCTTACCTGTTCCTTAGTCCAGACTGTCACCCACTGAGTGCGCTCTTCGCCCTTCTTGTCTTTGTATTTCTCTACTCCCTTGAAGCCATATGAGGGAATAAGTCTTGCGACCTCGACTGTTGCTTTTACTCTCATTGTGTTGCCTTTCTATGCGCCTCATTGACGCAATCTTGGTGACCGCAGGTTCTCTCGCCTTTCATAACGAGACTGCCGTCTTCTCTTATTGGGGTGACCATATCCTCGGCATAGTTTCCTTGCCAAATCAAACAGTCACCTATCTTTGTTTGTTTCCTTGCCCTGCAAGATTGACAAGTGTCGGGGTTCTTGCGGGTCAAGAGTATTTCCCACACTAGACCACAGCGAGGACAAAGTTTCTGCATGTGGTTAGTCTAGGCAAATTTTGCATAATAGGAGCATCTTTCCATGAGGGCATTTTGGGGGTGGGGTAGCTTGGGCATCGAGTTCTGCCATTTGCTTTAGATAGTCATCGGAGTGCTTGCGTTCGTTTTCCTTCTTTGCCTGCGCCGATGCCGATCCGACTGCACCAAACTTCCAAGGCTGAGCCTTTGCCCTCTGCTGCTCTTGATTCATCCACCGCTGGAACGTCAACGACCAGTCTTTGTGCTTTGTGCCTTTAGACCAGTAATAGAGCTTGAACTGTTCGATGTTGTAAGTCGGGTCTAAATCAGGCCACTTAGTTTTGAACATCCCTAAAAGCTCTTGCGTTGGATTCCAATCTTCAGGTAGAGGAAAATCTTTCCTAAAGGTTTTCTTTGGGTTATTTAACGGTTCGGGCGGTCTGGACACCGCACCCCCTGCGGTCTGGACACCGCCCCCTCCTGCGGTCTCTGTGTCACCTGCGGTCTGTAGACCGCCCCCCTTCTTTCGGCGGTGATTAGTGCTGCCATCGCAATCATCGGGGCAGGTAATGGACAATTTATACAAGTTTGTAATTCCATCCCGGCGGACCTCAGTCAGCTCGCCAAGTGCAATCAGTTCATCAATTGCTCTTTGAACTGTTCTTCGATTCAAGCCCCCGGCAAGTCTGCCGATTGTTTCATGCGATGGATAGGCTCCATGCTCGCCCTCAAAGTTCGCAATGGCAATCAAGACTAAGCGAGTTGAGTAAGTGGACTGTGAGTGATAAAGACTTAGAGTTAGTGCTGAAATTGACATTAGGCCACCAACTGTATTTTTTGAAATGCCTCTTTTGCTGTGCGATCTCTCGCCCCGCCAGCCCATCGACCAGCGTTAAAATAAAGCTTTTTTATGGCATCTAATTGGTCTTGTCTATGTTTGCGCTCGGATAGTTCAATCTTTTGTTCTTCTTTTTCTACCCTGATTGCGTGTTCTCGCATTTTTCGAGCTAGCTGCTCAATATCCATTCTTTCCCCTTTTTTAGATCAGATAACTAGGTGGCTCTGTTTCTACCTTGCTACCATCCTCGGACAATTTATACCAAGTCAAATGCGGTGCGTCAAATACCGGGCTAGAAAAGCCTTCCCATGATGCTAGTTTGTGCCCATAATCCCTTGCTTCACTAGCCACAGAAGCATCTGCTTCCATGTCAAAGTTGTATTTGGCACATACCAAAATAAGGTTGTCCAGCCTATCTAATAACTTAGAGCTGCCCATTTTGCGGCCTTTTCTATGATGGATTTCAAGACTTTGTGTTGTTCCGCAGTGATAACAATAACTATCCCTTTGTCGAATTTTTTTTCTCAAATGTTCACTAATAGCCACGCTTCTTCTTTCTTAACTTCCATTCTCCGACCGTCAACTTATTCTTTGATTGATTGCATTTGGCGCAACTTTGAATTAAATTTCCCAGTCCATGAAGCCCATTTTTTGCGATTGGAATTACATGGTCTAAGTGTTCCGACGCTTGCCCACAATAGGCGCAGGGCCTTCCCATCATTCTACGAACATTTTTCAAGGGAATTAAGTAAAGCGAAGATGCAGCTACTCTTGCTCTGCGCCTCATAGTTACTAGCTTGCGAACTTCTGGCTTTTTTGATTTATAGCGATCCTGTGCCGATTTTGCTTTTTCTGGGCTATTTATCCTAAAACGCCTCGATGCAGCAGCAACTTTATGCTTATTTTTTGAAGCCCACTCTCTATCCATTGCCTTTTTATGGCTTGCATTTTTGAGACGCCATTCTCGTTTTTGTTGAGAAATCTTTTCAGAATTTTTAGATCTATAATCAATTTGATAAAGCAACAATTTTTCTCTGTTTTCAATCTGATACTGCCGATTAGAAATTTTGATTTTGTCTTTGTTTTGCTCAGCCCATGCCCGCTTTGCAGCATTGACTTTTTCTCGATTTGCACTTCTGTAGGCCCTATTGGCAACGACATCGCAATTTTTACAGGTTGAGCGAACACCCGATTTGGCTGATTTTGCTCCTCGATGAACCGAAAAGCCATTTATAGGTTTTGATTGTTTGCACTTTGTGCAGGTCTTATAATCAGACACAGTGGACTCTCTTTCAGTCTGCTCATGCCCCGGGGTGTTAGCGCATCGCCGGGGTCTTTAGTATAACAGCCATAGAAGCCCCCTAGAGGGCCTAAAATCATCAAAAGCTCTAGAGGATAGGGAAGACCCCTAAAATCCCGTCTAAGAGCCTCCTGTCGCTTCACAGACGGCTTTCCTGCCCCATGAGTTTGGCTTGGGTTGCGAGAACCATGCTGGCGGTCTCAATGCTCTTTATTTTCTGCCTGATTCGACCTAGCTCGGCCTTCCTCAAATCCCTAGCCAGCCTCAGATCAGCCGACTCTAGTTTGGCAATGGCTTCCCGGTCTCGAACAGTTCCGGCAGCTTTTATGTAAGCCTTCTGCTCGGCTAAATCCAAATCGTATTCAGCCTCAGCTAATGCCTTCTCAGCCTCGAACAGCGCAGTCGAACCCTTAGAGTTCTCCGCTATCAGTTCCGCTAGTTGCCTCTGGATTTCCTGTATCACTCAACACCCCTAACAGAAGCTCGATGAGTTCCCTGTTCCAGAACTGAGCTTCACTTTCCTGTCCTCGAAACCTTGCCACCAGATACGCCTCCTCCAGCTCTTGGAGTTTGGCTCTCTTCAAATCGCTGAGCATAAAGTTTCAACCCTTCTAGGACTTCCTGAGAAGCGTTGTTGGCTTTAGCTTGTGCATAAAGGTCTCGCAGTTCTTCGATTGTGCCAAGACTACCAGCTCTTTCGAGCCAATCCATCCTTGCAACCTTTTCCATTTCTTCCCTGCTTGGACGCTTTGAACCTGAGTAGATGTAGTTAGCGAGCGCACGACCAATTGAAGATGTCTCGCATCGCTCTAAAGCGAACGCATCGGAGTTTGCTTCACTTGCCCAACCTGTTGTCTTGGGCAACTCGTTAGCTTGGTCACCTGCCGTCAAATAAATTTTCGTCTCGATAATCCACAGCGCAGAGTCCTTACTGTGATTCAGGGTAATAATTCGAGCATCAGAGTTCTTCTCATCAGCCCAAAATGTTTTTAGTCTTTCCTCAACAGTTGCGTATTGTGACAAATCAAACCTAGCCATTATTTCTTTCCCTTCTTGACTACTAGATAGGGGAAACCTTCTCCCTTTGCCTGCCTCGATGCTATGCGAATTTTCTGTCCGTCAACTTCCATGTAGGCGTGTTTAGCTCGACCCATTGCATCAAGAACCTGCGACTTGATCAGACGGAGTTCTTCCGCTGCCTCATCGTATTTTGCCTGTGCGTTTGCAAGGTAGTGCAGCGAGTCAATCTCAACCTCAGTCTCGTCAATCAGCGGGTGCTGGTAACGGACTGCTTCGTAGGTTGACTCTGAGCCATCCCACTCAGGTCGTTGGTCTGCAAACATACAAGCTTGAAAGTCAATCGCCTTCTGTCGAGCGATGTCAATCTCAAAATCATCACGCTCAATCCAGTAATCGTGCCAAGTCATTCCTGCGACTGCAACTAAAGCGGCTTTCTTGAGTCCGAGAATGTCTAGGTAGTGCTGCACTTGAGCATAGTAACCAGCAGGCAACTCCTCCCAAGTCTGTCGGCCTGTCTTGACTTCGATGACAATCCACTCGCCTGTCTCTTTGTGCCGAGCCACCGCATCAGGGTTGGCGTGTCGAAATGGGATAAGGGCATCTTGGTAAGTGCCAGTCAGGAAGACTTCATACTCAGGATGCTCCTCCGACCAAAGCTGAAGGATTGGCAGCTCAAACGCCTTGCCGAATCTGATTGCCCAGTTCTCCTCAATCTGTGAGGGTATCTTGCCTGTCTTCTTTGCCCATAGTGCGTAGGCAGACTCAAAGGGATTCAGCCCCATGATTGTCGAAATCTCCGAGCCTCCGATTGAGTCCTTGCGAGCGTTGTGCCACTCATCAGAACCAGCCTCAAAGACTCCGAGTAGGGTTGCGTTGTTGAACTTTTCAGGTGCGTGTGTTTTGAACATGGTCATAGTTTCTACCCTGCCACCGACATTTTCAAATTAGGCTAGGGCAATGGGACATTTCGACCAGAAGCACTACCGCTTGCTAAAGGCTATTCACGCCGCTGGCGGTGTGCCATGTGAGGACTTCCCTGAGCTTTACTATCCCGAGGAAATTCGAGACGAGACACGCCGAAGGCTGTCTATAGTCATCGCTAAAAAACTCTGCGACACCTGCCCTGTCAAGGCCGAGTGTTTCAGGTATGCGGTTGAGTCGGGTCAGAAGTATGGGATTTGGGCAGCGACTCTTCCAAGCGAACGATAGCCCTGTTGTAGGGGGTTTGACAACTCATGCAAACAGCAGGCGAACCTGACTGAAACTTGCCTCGACTGTTGACCTCATGCCCGAAGACTAATTCATGGTCATTGGGACAGAGGTAGGTGACCCACCTAGTCTTTTTTGAATGCGACACTTGTCAGAATTGACAGAAGCCCTGCGCCGAGTGAAACCGATGCAAGCGAAACCCAGTCAATAGCAAACAACCCGATTGAGCCTGTGCCAATAACAGCGATTGCAGACTGAGCAACTGTCTTGATTGCTCTTTCCCCTGCGTAGTCTCTCCAAAATTCAACGCTAAATATCTTCATCATGTGCCTTTCTAGTTTTTACATCTTCGTAAGTAGCAAAAGCAGTATAAGCGGTCAGGATGATAGAAATCAAAGCCACTCCGCCAATGATTAGTTCTCGGCTAACTGAGGAATCTGCCTCATAGGTAATCGCCCCAAACAGGATCATGAATGCAGACAGGGCAAAGGATAAATAGATAAGTCTTCTGCGGTGTTTCCAGCTAGGCACTTAGTCGCTCGTCAATGAAGGATTCAGGGTCAAAAACTAAACCAAAGGTGACTGATGTGACTTTAGGCCCAATGGTCAGGTGCAAGTGTGCGCCTTTAGATGCAGAACCAGTATTACCAACCTTGCCGATTGTCTGACCTTCTTTTACCCTGTCACCAACTTTTAGCGTTGGCTTTTCCTGAAGGTGGCAGTAGCCAATGAAAACAGCTCTGCCGTTAATCTCATCCCATGCTGACTGCACTAGAACATGACCAAGTATTGAAGACCACTTCACCGCTTGAACTGTTCCCGCTGCAACCGCAGGAATCGCCTTGCCCTCTTTCGGTGCGTAGTCAAGCCCTCGGTGTGCGGTGAGTCTCCTCGCCGTAGTTCCGAAGCGTGAGGTTATGAGTTTCTTTGAGAAGGGGTGTCTCATCTAATCAAAGCCCAGAGTGCTGCGATGAATCCTGTGATGCCCGAACCTAGTGCTGTAAAGACAAGCTTCTCAATCCACTCCATGCGAGCGAGTTTCTGCTCTACTCGATTCATGCGGGCAGGTAAGTCTTTGAGGTTTTTGATATCGGCAACCAGCTCAATCTGCACCGATTGAACCTCGATGAGCTTTTCGTAGATGTCTCGTTGCGTTATGCGAACGCCGTTTGTTTCCTCAGCCATGACTAGCCTAGAAGTGCGAGTATCTCGG